CCAAGCCAACCAAGACGCTTGTAAAGCTCGCGGTCTTTCCAAGCATCGGGATTGGGATAGTGGCTATCGGCAGTAGAAACAAGCTTAATGCCAAATTCATTATGCATTCTAATAATATACGAGTTAAGCTCATGCTGCTCTGGTACATTATTCCATTGAAGCTCACCATACCAACGGTCACCAAAAATACCCATCATACGCTTGGTTGTCTCACGGAAAGAAGCGAGAATGGCAGCTTCACCCTTCTCGCGATTCTCCCAATAACAACCAGCGTATACACCACCAAGACAAGCAGAAAGGGCAATTATGCCCTCATTATACTTCTCAAGTAGTGCGTAATCCATGCGTGGATAACGATAGAAATTCTCAGACTTATAAGACTCAGAAATGAGCTTAAAGATATTGTTTAGACCTTGCTGGTTTTGTGCAAGTAGAACAAGGTGACGACGACGATTGAGAACAGACTTGTTCTCCTTCTTTGTCGCAGCCTCGTCCTCTACCGTAGCACCCGAAATAGAATCATCGATGCTCTTATCTTCATCTGCCTTAATGCGCTCATATTCAGAACGCCACTCACTAATTGAAGGAATAAAGTAAGCTTCACAGCCAAAGATTGGCTTGAAGACCTTACCATCCTTCTTCATCTTTTTAGCATGAAGGACTTGATACGCAAGTCCATTCATATTACCGTGGTCTGTTAGTGCAAGTGCATCGGAGCCGTTGCCCCATGCAAAATCCATATGCTCTTGTGGATATCCAAGAGCATCAAAAATAGAACCTGCTACAGAATGTGCGTGAAGTCCGACAAACTTGATAGGCATACTTTCAACTCCATGTTTAGTAATCATATCCCGCTTCTTCTTCCTCGTCAACCTCATATTCTTGCCCATCACCAGACCAGTAGGCAATCTCACCGTTCTTAAGTGCTTGTTCTTCTTTAGTTTTTTCTTCATCTTTAACAACTGGTGGTTCATTGAATTGTTGCATAAGTTTACACTCCTTTAATTCACCATCTGTAAATTTAAGTCTCCAAGTGCTATAAGCACCATATATCTCAATCCATCCATGATAATCAATATCCATAAGCCCAATAAATTCTGCTTCCATAAGATGCCACTTGTGCTTACGTTTTGACTCCTCTACTGCATTGTATTTATATGCGCGTTTAATAAGCCTATTATCACGAATATGATAAGTTTCTAGCGCACTATCAAGGTCTTTAGTCTGATATTCACCAGCTTTTGGGCCATTTTGAATATCATTTTCAATCTCAATTGTATCAAACATTCCCATCTTCTTCTTCCTCGTTTAAAATAGAAAACTGTTCATAATGACGAGCAGATAAAAATACGGGTCTTTCGTATTTTAAATACCTGCATTGTTCAGTAGCCAAAAACTTACGATAAGAATCCCAAGAACCGATATTATGATACCATCTAATGGGTCTTGTGACTAAATCACTTGGATTATAGTCTCCATATATCTTATCTAGTGTATATTCTTTTGCTTCATACCATTTTTCCTTTGGTAAAGGAATTAATTCTCCTTTATCATCGCGGTATGACTTTTTTGCTCCTGCCTTTATCTTATCAATAAATGAATTTATATCTGAAAATCTAAACGAAAAGCCGAGATACTCATTATCTCTGACTGATTTGTTATCAAATGTAGCCAGCACACGGTTACCTGCATACATTTGTTTCCGCAGCGGCTTTATAAACTTTGGCTCATAAGCACCAAATGGGAATGCAACATAGTACATTTGTGGTCGGGTGCGCTCACTAACTCTACTAGCAATATTATTAGCATAGGTTGCTCCATGTATAATTGAAAAACCGAGCGAATCGACTCTTCCTCTGTATTTCGCATGTACGGGAACATAAAAGATGGGGATTAATTTTTGCTGCTTCACGTTTCGTAAACGAAAAGCATAATTACTAAATTTAAATCTAGAATATGCGGGGTCACTTATGAAGTCACGTATCCTATATTTTAGGATGGGTGAAATATCATCATTACACACAATCCAAATAGATGAACAACCAGCATATGCACATTCTAATACTGCTCTTTCAACAGCCAAATAATTAGGTGCAATTGGCATCATAGAATCGTGCCATTCTAATGCAAAGTCGGAACGTTCACCAGCAACAGGAATAATGCCAGCTATGTGCTTAACAGGTTTTTCCATATATAATCGACTTTTGGATTGGGGGTTAATTGATTGACTAGTGACTGTATAGTATAATCACAAAACATAATGTTGTCAATAGATTCATAAACATTTCTTGGATACTCTATGTCGCTAGCAACTATCTGATAATGTACTTGCTTGTATCTTTGAATTGATTTATTCATATGATAGACACCGTTTGCCTTGCCTTTGATATCGTATTTTTTGAATATATCTTTCAGTTTAAAAATCAAAGCAAATTGTGTCAATTCTTCATGCATCTGCTGCACGGTATCAAAATGTGATACTATGCAGCCGTCTTTAAATCGCGCTTTCATTGTAGGCTCTAAAAACCACAATTCCTGTATTGGAGACTCTTCAGATAGCAGCAAATCATATTCATGTGGATACAATGAGTTAAATATTACCCATTCGTAAGAAGAGAACTTGCCACTTGTTTCTTTTGGTGGCATCAATCCTTCTACACCTAAGTCGTCAAAAAGGTGTATGGTTTTTGCCTTTATCTTAATAAGTCGGTTATCTTTAATTATTCTGATATGGTCTTCTTCTACTCGCACAGAAGATGCATCGGTAATTGGAACCAATCCAACATGAGACAAACATATCATTAGATAATGCCAAAATTTATCTTTACGAGAGCCGACCAGTATATTACCATTGTTGGATTTAATATTTCTTGTTTCGGATTTCAAAAGATGAAATGCCAATGCTGGCTCAAAGTATTCAAATTCCTTTGGACACCTTGAGCCAGCAAAAAATACGGGATAACCCGTCATATATGAATATAATAATGCTTCTAAAGTAGAACCGATTATTATATTATCGTACTTATGAACTGTGTTTTTCATCCCTAATTCTACGGTAAGCACCGACAGTTTCTGGATACAAGTCTGTAACAATATCAAGAACCGCTTGTGCAACTTGTTGAATTTCCCATTGTGCGCCTTCGTGTAAACGAAGGTCAACAAATTTGAGGATGTTGCTTAAATTAGCTGAACCATAATATTCTGTATACATGGCTTGTGGAAGTACCATGCGGGCCTGTTCCTTACAAACACCGTTCTCTAAAAGTCTATTGTAGACTCGTAAGGAGTCTTTGAACAATCCTTCAACGACTGACGTAGCAGAATGACTGATATCGAGGCCAGAACTATAAAACTCTGGATTAAAGGTATCATCCGTCGAAGCTTGCCTGTTTGATTTGTGTTGTTTTCGGTATTCTTTTGGTTGGTAGAACTCAATATTAAACTCCGTATATCGTCTTGATATCTCGTTATAAGACCAAGTGCGATGCCTGTGGTGTTGTGACCGAACAAACAAAGGAACTTTAAATCTGAAAGTTACAAAGTTATGCTCTAACACAGAAGTATGACGGTGACGAATAAGATAATCCACAAGCTTTTTGTCAGCATCTTCTAATGTCTCCTTGTGTTTTCCAAATGATACGCGGGCACTATTGACTACTGTTAAGTCAGAACCCATATGTTCAACCAAATCGACCTTGCCGATTCCGTCACCATATAAATCGATAGATTTCATTTAGTCCTCTTTGTTAAGGGGGCCGTCTGCTGGTGGTTGCGCTTTAGTACCAAAATAATAAGCGAATACCATTAAGCAAGTTTGCTGAATAAACTCAAGCACTTTCAAAGACTCTTGACCATTTAGCAATTCAGTCGTTGGGCCAGCAACAAGTTTGTCGGCCACAAAAACACCAGCGATAAGAGCAAACATTGTAGTTACAAATTGAGTTAATGCTGAGTGGTCAGATGCAGCTTTGCGGTAAATATACTGCACTAATCCAATAACTGCGGACACTATGGCTACTGCAAATACAATTGCAATCATCGTTGTACCATAAGTATCATAAAGACTTGGATAATCGCGAGTGCTATTACCGTTTACAACAGTTGATTCTTGTGTTTGTGTTACTGCATCAGTAATTTGGTCATTTACTGCATGTAACTGTTGTTGTGTTTCATGCATTTCTTGCAACACAACCTGCTCTTCTACAGTTGGCGTTGGAGCCACCTCTGGCGTGGCTTGTGGTACTGTTGGTTCCATCTTACTCCTCTGCCTCTGGGCCTACCGTACCGCGAAGAGTACGATAAGTTGAACGAAGCTCGTCAAAATCAACCTCTGCCTTCATAAGTCGGAAAGCACGAACAGCGGTCTTAATCTCTTCCTTGGATAGCCAGCCGTTCTCTACATACTCCTTACGCAAATCACGCTTCTGCTCCTTGAATGGCTCCATAGCATCCTCAATAGCAGCCATTGAACCGACATAATCTACGATGTAATCTTCCTTGGACTTTTCTGTTGCAGACATTAACCCTCCAGTTTGTTTAGTTTATCTAGCAAATCTGACATTTTCTTGGTTTCAACTTCTAACATGCGTTCATGATGCCAGCGTGAACGCTCAGTACGACTATTATCATGTATCTGTGATTGGTGCAACCTAATTGCTGCTTCACAAATCTTTATTTGGTTTTGTAGATTTTTCTTCTTACGATTTATCTCCAATTGTTCGTCCTGCATTTGTGAACCTCTTAGTATTATAACCATCATCGAAGAATGGAATCAAGAACTTTTTTTCTTTTTCTCCACTTCCAACACTAGAGAAGAAATCCTCTCTGCTTTGGACTGATTCGTCTGATAGAACAACTTCTTTCTTATCACCTATTGTACCACTTGGAGTGGTGGTGTCAATATAAATGAATGTCATAAATGGGTCGTCTTTCTTTTTTGTAGCGAAGATTACAGCTTCTTGTTTGAACTTATAACCTAAATCTACCATTTCGTGATATGCAATGTTTCTAATCAAAAATGAATTTTCTTTAGAACCACCAAACTTGCCACCAATCTTACTATATCCATAACCTCGTTTTTGCAACTCAGCTTCAAGCTCTGCATTTGCTTTGTTATTAAAAGTAGCGTCCGCTGGTTTACCTCTTGGGTTTTCAGCAGTCATAATTCCAAATTGGTATATACTTTCTTTTTGCCCTCTGACAATGTTGATTACCTGCGAATAACTACTCTCAACCAATGGTTGGTCAGTTTTCTCTTTCAACACTTCTTGAATAAGACCTTTGAGGTCTGATATGGTAATGCTAGTTGGCACGCTTAATCCTCCAATTTAGTAACGGACGCTATTACATAGTTTTCCGTAATTAAATAGTTGGTTTGTCCATTAATCTCTATTCTCTCAAGCAAGTGTGATGGAACCAATACCAAAGTCTCTGGTTCATATTTAAAATTGGAATCCTCAATAACTCTGACAATCTGATATTCTTCTGTTTTACCATTTTCATCTGGTATGTAGAAAGCTCTTTGCTGCTCTTCTTTCTTATCCTGTTCTACAGGTTCGACAAGCATGTACTTGTTTTTTGGTGATAGATAATACATATTCTTAACCCTCTAAAACTCTTCTATGAGTATTGAATTCTTGTTCTGTTAAAAAGCTTGTGACCCTACGTTCACAATGTTTGCAAACAAAATCAACTGCGATATTACCGCCAACACTAGCTTCAATTCTTCCTGTCTTAATCCAATAATGTGTTCTACTATTTGGGTCAGTTTTATCACATCTTTTATCTCTTTCATGTTTTGGCAATAAGTAATTTAGTTTCATAACAAAGCCTCTATACGATTACATTTTATTGTAACCATATAGAGGCTGTTGTCAAGGGTTATTTATTATTTTATCCACATTTACTGTGTCCACAATCTCCACAGGTTGCACAACCATCTTGGTAAATAAGATTAGTTGAATTACATTCTGGACAAGCCTTTTGGCTACTTACCTTTGTACCGTCTGGAACATATTGTTTGAGAACTCTTGCAACACAGCGAGAGAATGAGAACATATCTGAGTCGGAATCTTTCTGCATTTGCTCTACAACGTAATTGATTGGGGCACCATGACGTAATGAGAGCGAAAGCAAGCGAGTGAAGGCAGAGTGATTGGCGTTGTCAAATACTTTTACTACGTCTTTGATAAGCAAATCATCAACGGCCAAATCATAACGAGCTTGATTTTTACCTGTCGATACTTTTACAAGTTTACCATTTTTAGCGTTCTTTGGAAGGTCAACAATTTTGTTTGCTCCACCAAGAATTTCATATGGTTTACCATCAAGAAGACCAACAAGAACAGTCCACTTTTCACCCTTGATTGTAAGATTGTGGATATCAGTATCAAGAGTTGTTGGACGTTTTGGTGCGTTGTGTTGTGGGAACGTTTCTTTCTTGGTTTCTGTAATAAGAACACCATCGCGAGAACCATCAACATATACTGTAACGCCCTTAAGACCAAGTTTCCAACCAAGTAGATAAAGCTCAGAAACTACATCTGGGCTTGTACCCTTTGGAAGATTGATTGTAGAGGAAATGGAGTGGTCGATGTATTTCTGAATTACACCTTGGATTTCAACACGACGCTTCCAATTGATACCATCGGACTCTGTAAAGAATGATGGAATCTGGTCAGTCTCAAATTTCTTTAAGTATTGTTGTACGTTATGATGATAAACTTTGTATTCAGTCCATTTATCGCCCATAGCATCTACGAAAGCTGCCATTTGGTCTTGCTCGTTGTGAGAAAGCTTGCGACGGCGAATATAGAAATTACGGAATACTGGCTCAAGACCAGATGATGTTTGTGACATAATTGATACAGAACCAGTTGGAGCATTTGTTAAGATGCTAATATTTCTACGACCTACTGTTCTAATAAGTTCACGGATATCTTCTGGGAGGTTTTTGATAAAAGCATTGTTCTTTTCCTTCTCCCAATCGAATACAGGGAAGGAACCACGCTCTTTCGCTAACATACAAGACTCAAAGTAAGCAGCATTACGGACAGTTTGATAAATTTTATCAATCATTACTAAGCCTTCTGCTGAATCATAAGGCATCTTAAGACAGGCTAGTGCGTCTGCGAGTCCGTGCGTTCCAAGACCTGTACGCCTTCCTTCTCTGCAAGCACGGAGTAGGTTCGTCCATAGCTCCTTCTCGTCCGCAGTATTGCAGGCTGAAAGGATTCCTTCCAATTTTTCAATTTCAAGGTCAACCAAATCATCAGATAAGCGCATACCGTGGCGAACAACGCTATATAGACGGTCAAAATCGAAGAAAGAATTGTCTTCAAATTTGTTTTTAACGAACGAGGTGAGGTTGATTGAAATAAGGCGGCATGAATCGAAAGCAGATAGAGGAATCTCGCCACAAGGATTTGTTGTAAGTGTCTTAAATCCAACATCTTTATAACTCTCCGCTGGTAAGTATTTCTCTATGTTGCCCCACATTAAGAGTCCGGGTTCTGCGGTTTTTGTCGCGGAATCAACAATATTCTTCCATAGCTCTCTGGCTCTAACATTTTTAGTGTAACTATAAGTATCGGAATTAACAGGAAATCGCAGAGTAAAATCTTGGTCTTGCTCCACAGCTTCCATAAAGTCGTCTGAGATTCTAATTGAGACATTTGCACCTGTTACCTTTGTTAAATCATGTTTCATTTTAACGAATTTTTCAATGTCGGGGTGTCTGATATCAAGTGATATCATCAATGCACCACGACGACCGTTTTGACCAATCATACGGCAAACGTATGAATAGAAATCAGCGAAAGACCAAGCACCCGTTGTGGTGCCAGCAGAGTTGTTTACGGTCATACCCTCTGGTCTAAGGTTGGAGATATCAAGACCAACACCGCAACGACGCTTGAAAAGATTGGCTAGTTGTTTGCCAGAATCAACAATTGAAGAAATATTGTCTTCTGGCGAGGCGACAACTACACAATTTGAAAGAGATACGTTTACCTCGTTGTTTCCAATACCATACATTGGAGAACCTTGAGGTACAATCTCTCCAAAGTTCTTTAGATGATTATAAATTGTATCTTCATCCAAAGATTGTCCCTCATACTTTCGCTCAATACGAGCAAACTCTTTAGCTAAACGTTTATGCAAATCATCTGGTGTTGACTCCAGATATTCACCCTTTTTTGTCTTTAGCGCATATTTTGTTGTGAATACATTTGCGGCAAGTTCATCACCGTCAAAATATTTTAAACTTGCTTGATTTACTTGGTCCTTGTTAAACATCTTGGTTCTCCGTTTTTGATTTACGTTTATATTTCTTGTACTTGTTCTTAAGATTTTCTTCTTGCTCTTTAGCTGACTTGGTAACGATATCGTTTGGTGTTTCTCCAGTAGAAGGCAGCATTTTAATACTAACATTGCTAGTATCCATACTAATAGGATAAACAAGTCCGTCTGGCCCGTTTCTGTTCTTAGCAATGAAAATTCTTCCACCATTTATAGTCTTGTCTTCTACAGTACGAGAAACAGAGAAAATAAGGTCTGCTACGAAGCACTTGTTGAATGCTTCGCTGATTGATTCCATTGTAATTACTTCTGCGTTTAGACCAGAACGATTAGTTTGCGATGCTGTCCATACAGGGCAATTAGTTTCTGCTGCAATACCTCGTAGCTCTTCATAAATAGTTTCAAGTTCTGTTCGTTTCTCTTTCTGATTAGAAATAGGACGAAGCAAATCACCGTAGTCTACGATAATCATATCTGGGTTGATACCGCGCATTTTAAGCTTTTCGATGTGAAGACGAATACTATTGGTTGTAGCTGTCTTTGTTGGATACTCTTTTACAATCAAACGTCCGGGCATATCCTTAATCATTTCAAAGATTTGGTCTTTATATTGAGGAAGCTCACGAATAGCAAATTGTGTATAGCAGCTATCGTAACGAGATGCTACGACAGTATCTGAAAGCTCAAGAGTGTAGTGAACGACAGTCTTTCCGTGCTTTAGAGCCTCTGTGCCAAGATGCACAAGCACCATTGACTTGCCAGCACCCGTAGGCGCGACGACTACTCCAAGCTCACCACGACCTAATCCACCTTTACACAAGTGGTCCATTTCATCCCACCCTGTTGTAACAGGATTGCGAGACTTGACTTCAAATCGCTTTTCAAAATCTACGAGAAAGTCATATCCAATATCATTAGACATACCAAGTTTCAAAGCATCATTAATTGCTTTTGAAATCTCGTCAAATGAGGCAGTTTGTAGAAGCTTGACAGATTTAAGCATTGCTTCTTTAAGCTTCTGCTTCTTACAGAAATCAAGAGAAGTTTCCTTAATATATTCTGCCCCATCAATCTCTTTAGTATGGATACGAGCAAAATAATCACGAACCTGCTTCTGCAAAGCTTCGTTTTCATCTTCCAATGAATTACGAATAATTGAGGTCATTGTTTCGTAACTTGGATGAACTTTGTATTTATCTTTGTATTCAAAGATACGTTGTACGAAAGCCTGTAGATACTTCAATTCAAGGAATTGAATATCCATAACTTCCTTAAGTTGGTCACAGAATGTTCGGTCAATAAGCATAAGCTGTACAAGATTTTCTTGAAAAGCTTTGCCGAAACGCGAAAAGTCACTTTTCTCGTTAGTCATAGAGACACCTTGGGGGATTGAATAGATAATAATCTAGTTGGAGGTATAAGTCAAGAAGTTATTTCTTAGACTCAAAGAACCTTTCTGGTCTAGCCACTCTGGCTTGAGGCTGTTGTTGAGCTTGAGGTTGCTCTACAGGCTTCTCTTGTGCTTGCTGTTCTGGTTGTGCTTGCGAAGTTTTACAAACAGATGTAATTAATTTGGCTTTACTAGCTATTAAGTCATATAATTCTGTAGGTGATAATTCATCAGCGGCACCTAATTGTTCACTTAATACTCTTGAAGCTAATTGTTCTGCTGTCATAAATCCAACTCTAACAAGTGCATTAGCTACCAATTCAGAACAATAAAAAGAATATTCATTTTCTTCTTTAGCAAAAGGTAAATGTGCCAGTAATTTACCAATTAACGGTGCTTGTCTAACAATACCTCTTTTGTCATAAGCTTGTGCTGGGTCAATATTTTTTGATAATTCTTTTAATATATCTTGGCAAACTTGTTTAAGCTTATTTTCATCACCACCTAAATCTAGGATAATATATTGGTGTGGATTTTCTAACATATCTGGTATTGAGTCTTGAAAGCTGACACCGGGACCAGCTTTATCTGTTGTAGCATGGAAAATCGAACCATCACTAAAAATAAATCCAACGTGGTTTGCAGAAGCAGTAGCACCCTTAATCTTACCTTTCATAAAATTTGCAAATGTATTTACTGCAATAATAGCTCTACCAAATCCACTTTGATTTTTATTAAAAAATGTTGTAATATCAAAGAAAACTTTCATACCAGTAGAATTTGCATAATCCCACATGCAGCCTCTTTCTTTATAATCTGCAATTTCTGGTTGCATTTTACTAATAGCTGGTGCTTCTTCGTTTATATATTTACGCCAATTTTCCATAAGCATCTTATGGTTTTTGTGTGATGAATTCATATATCTTTCTCCTATTTTTCTACCACTTCTTACAAGACCAGTATCTAGCTTTTGTTTTTGGACCGGGATTGGCGCAATTATGTCTTGCTCTAAAAGATTTGCGTCTAGCTGGTATGTTTTTCTTAATTTTCATATTTGGGTCACCAAAATTGACTTTTTTAACATTACCAGTTGATGGGTCTTTGACATATACTTTAAATTTCTTAACATCACCTTTGGTTGGTTTGTTAAGTGTTACAGTACGACCTTGATATTTAGCTTCTTGAATAATTGTTCTTTGGCTTTCTAACAATTCTTCTAAACAAGCTTCACAAACAAGTGTGCCATCGTCTAAATGGGCACCTTCATAAATTGTTTCATCTTCTCTCTTACCGGGTGTAAGAGCGTCACCTATGGTTGAAAGAATTTTTTCTAAATCTGTAGGATTATTAGAATTATATAATTTTTCAATATTATTAGCAAGTGCTTTTACTAACACAGCACCGCCAGTAATAGCATCTCCATTAGCAATTTGGTATAATCCCAAACCAATAGCTGTTATAAATGCACCAGCACCCAATATTTGCACACCCTTTCCCGCATCACCACTACCTAATTTAGAAAGTGCTGATAAAGCCGCCATACCAATAGCTTGGTCTGCTTGGTCTATAACACCTTCTTTTTGTACAGGAGGCTGTTGTTGGGCTTGTGTTTTTTGTGTCTTTGTTGGTTGTTGAGGTGTTTGCTGCAATAATCGTTGAGCTACCTTTGAAGCCTCTGCTTGGTCTTCCGGGGATAATTGATTAAATAATTGTAAAAGTATTTGGGCTGCTTGAATTGGTTGTGCGGCAACACGACCAGACATTAATACTTGCTTATTGTTTTTTATATTTTGTTTTGTTGTTTCGTCTGGTCCGGGGCTACCAGATTTCTGTGTAGCTTTAGTAGCCAACATTCTTTTAATGTCTACTGGCTTTCTAACATCAAGTTCTGGTTCGGCTTGTGCTTGTTGTGCTTGTTGTGGTTGTCGAGGAGTTACACCAACTGGTTGTTGTTCAACCATAAATGCACGCCAACTTTCTGTTATTAATTGTTGGTCTTTAAAAGATGAAAATTTGCTCATGATTTAATTAGTCCTTTTTTTTCTTTTTAGTCCAAGAAATTGCTTTGGAAGATTTCTTTTTTCTTAACGGGCCTTTGCCAGCAGATTTACATTGTGCCTTAGTTGGTCTGCAAGCTGGGTATTTACCGCCACTATCGGCGGATTCACGACCACATGGACCGCCAGTTCTACAGTTTACCCAACCTTTTCCATCATTACGAGCAAACCATCCATGAAGACCTTGTTTCTTTTCTCTTGAAAAGTTTGGTTTATAAGCTCTTTTTTTAGCTTCATCTAACTTTTCAATAAATTTAATTTGCTCTGGTCTAAACACTATATAAGCTGTATCGCCAGCCTCACCACGATTCTGATATACGATACTATCATATCCCATTTCTTCAAGTTTTGATTTAAGTATTTCGTTCTTTTCATATCTTAAAGAAGAACCAGATAGTTTTGCTTTTCTTGTGGCTTCAGAATTTATTTCTTGTAATAAAACCTGTTTTTCATCTTGAGCAATATAACCTTTAACTACCATATTGTCCAATATAGATGCTGGTTCCCAAAAGCCAACATCATCAAGTTCTAAAGGTTTTGTAACTACAATATTGTATTTTTTAACATTAGCTTGATTTCTGTGCATTGCACTTTCTACTGAGCCAAAATGAAAACCAAACTCTCTAGCTTTCTCGGCATCAAATGAATCAAAATCTACTGCTGAACCGTGATAAGCAGATATTTCATGGAGAAACCTTCTCCAACTCTCTATTAAGAGTTTGTAGCTCATTTTTTCTTTCTACCTTGACAATGGGCTTTCTGAGAAAAACCCTTGGGATTCTTACAATTAATTGAACGTTTATATTTGTCTGACCATTTCTCTTCAAGAATTTCTACTTCCTCAAGTAACAATGCTTCATCTATTTCTTCGTCTGACATATCTTCCGATATACCTTTCCAAATCTTTCCTTGGCGGCATTTAACAACAGCACCAGAAGCATAAGCAGAAGGCCAAACATCATATTTACGTTTAGCTATTCTTGTGCATCTATCGCCAGATTTACTTTTCTTTACTACTTTGGCTCTTTTCTTTTCTGCTATTACTTTATCTATTTGAGCCTTAAGTTGGGTTCTTAATGTTGCCTTATCTATGCCCATTTTATTGGCAAGTGCTGATGCGTCGTGCAAAGAGTTTTCTACAGAGCCAACAATAGTGTCTATAGATTTTTGTTTCTCTTCTTGTTCTGTTGGTTTTTGCTGTGCGGTAGAGTCAGATACAGTTGTTGTAGTAGGTACAGTTGGGAGAGCAGACGGGATAGATGTTTGCTCTTCATTTATATATCTCTTCCAAGTTTCAACTATTAAATCATATTTCATAATAAAAATCCCACACTATAAATAGCATAGTGTGGGATAAAAGTAACAATTCTAGAGAGATTCTACTACTTCTGGTGACCTAGAAAATACAACAGATTGTATATCTGCACATTCCGTAGCTATTGCTGAGTCTATAAATCTCGCCATTTTATACCAACTATTAAAGTCAACAAGTCTACCACCATAGTATAGTCGATACTGATTAACAATCTCTAGGATATCACACTTATTGATAATAAGATGTGTAGCACCCGTGATTCTACAGGATTCAATTAACTTATCCAAGTTTAGCCAATTAACTTTTCGTCTACGTCCTGTAGTGGTTCCATATTCGTGGCCCACATCAGCAATAGCAAGAAGGTCTGGATTGTCCAATAACGAAGCTGGAAAGTCGGGGTCTTCACCAGACCGTGTATCGTAGGCTTTTGCAATCGCATAAATATTACGAATTGATTTTGGACTAAAACCCAGCGAACAAGCAGCATAAGGTAAACATTCACTAGAAGTTACATAAGGATAATTACCCCAATTAATATCAAGCCAGACTCCTTGTGCGCCCTCACACAGAATATTTCCGTGCAACTCTTCTTCTAATAGAAATGATTTATCGATTGTTGAATCTTTAGCAAGCAATCCAACTCTAGCATACTTATCACGATAAGCGGGTGCTATACCTTGGCTAGTAGTGCCAAGTTTACCTGCAAGTTTTGCTTTATCCTCTATGATATGTTCGTTTGTAACAATATGTGCGCGTGGATGTACTTTGATTAAAGAAACATCAATACCACCAGCTTGTAGCTCATTAACTTCTTTATAAAATGCATCAAGATTTACCACACAACCGGGGCCAATAACAGAAGTAATATTGTGAAACACACCACTAGGAACGATATGGGTGGCAAATTTCTTACCATTGTGATAAATTGTGTGTCCCGCATTAGAGCCTCCGTTCCAACGAGCTACAAAGTCATAGTTTTTAGTTTTTGCTAGATGATGGGTAACTTTGCCTTTACCCTCGTCACCCCAACAGGCACCAACTACAATGTCTACGTTCCTAACCATTTATACTCCCTTAGTCGCCTTCATAGTATCAAACAACACGGAAAAATTCAAGGCTCCAAATCCATCTTGGACCATCATTTTTTTGAAGTTAAAAAGACTCATTTGAGGCTCAAACGTATCAAAAATATTTTCAATCTCTACTTTTGTTTGAATAGAGATTTGTGGAGAATAAAGCTGCATAATTCGATAGTTATCACGAATTAGTTGAGCATGTTCAAGTACGTTTTGATATGCCTTGACCTTTCCTCCATGTTCGCGAGAATAATCTAGAACATCATCAATTGTAAATGACTTATTTTCTACCAAGAATGGAAACCGCTTCGCTACCGTGTTAAGCCCCACACCGCCAACACCATCGAGATTGTCAGATTTATCTCCAGCAATTGCTCTAGCAAGGGCGAAATTGGTTGGGTGAATACTATATTCATCAATAACTCTCTTTACATTTAGAATCTCGTCTTGAATAGGACGCATAAGGACTACATTCTTATCTAGAATCTGAATATAATCCTTGTCAGATGATACGATTACCTTCTGACTGTCCTTAAACAAAGGAAGGGTGCAAACAAATGACACCAAATCATCGGCTTCAATCTCTGGATACATAAGCTGAACTATTGGAAGTTCGTTCAGATATTCTATTACCCTTGTCTGCTGCCAAATCTTATTCTGTAGTTCGTCGTTCTCAGATAGAACGCGAACATCGCGGTTAAGGCGAATAGGTGCCCTACCTTCCTTATAGTTGGAATTCATAGCCTTGCGCTTGCGAGAGCCGCCAGCACCATCCCAACAGATAACTACAAGGTCTGGCTTTGTCTCTTTGCAAAGCTTTTGTAGAATTTTAAGAAACCCAACAACTCCACCAATAGGCTGTCCGTTTGGTGAAAGAGTGGGATTTACAATATAGGCGCGGAAAAAAGCGTTGAGAGCATCAACGATTAGGATTCGATGCATTTAATATCTTCCTCATGTAGTATTACCATCTTATCATCAGACAGTAGGTGAAGTCTATACATATGTTCTGTTGTTTCTTCCAACACTATTGCTAATAGGTCATATCTCATAAACATTGGTTTTTGTAATGGGCCGTCTACAGACCAAGCACCATATACATTAGCTTTTACCAAATCACCTTTGTTGTGTTTCATCTTTCACAGCCGCACAACTATCGCAGAGAACATAGAACTTATACTTTTTTGCGTTATCTCTATCAATAGAACAACCGCAATCATGGCAAGAACGATTGGCCTTAAATTCTGCTTCTGAAATAAGACCATCAATCATTGCACTTATTTCTTTTGGTGTATCATCTTCTGATTCGATATAAATACGAAGACCACCAAACTTTTCCTTTATCTGAACAACCTTAAACCATCCTTCAAAGTTCATAGCCCTTTCTAGGAATTGCTCAACAATAACGAGCCAACCCAGAGGGACTTCAAATCCATAAGACGTTCTTAGAATTGATTTATACTTTTCTTCAAGTTCATCATATTTTTCACGGGATGGTCTTGGCATTGTTAATCTCCTTGCGAATGTATTCGATACCAGCCATTACATATTCATGAGGAGAGATAAAATATTTATTATCTTCCATTCTCTTATGCATAGTCTTCATAATACCATCATACAACATTGCAAGGGCAACTTCAACCTCTGCAAGTGCTGGTTCATCTATTTTTCTCATTGAGGTACAACCATCGCGCTTATATACAACCCAACAGCCTTCCCTAGTTTCTTCCCAAGGATTGCGGTAATCGTTATTATACTTACTCATTATAAATCCTCATGTGTTCAATGTGTCCATGTTCATTAGAATAAATAACACGCTTAATGCCGACAAATTGCATAGCAGCCTCACACATGGGGCAAGGCTTAGAATTACGAAGGCAACCATCGCGACCAACACGCACAACATAAATTGTGCCGCCTTCAGTCACAGAACGGTCAAGACCAAGAATGGCACCAATCTCCGCATGAACAGTCGCGTGTCCCCGCTGCTTCTTGCGAAAACGATTAGCCCAAGCCTTATACTTGTTCTTGTTACAAGAGGTGTTCATAACTGCGCCAGCACGAACAAGCACGGCACCATGCTTATATTCCTTAAACTCGGTCTGCTGTGCGATACGTGCGGCAAGGTCAATAAAATTGCGCTGCTTCTTAGAAAGGTCGTTTACCGACTTCGGGTGAGGCTCCATAGGTGACTGTCTCCAGAACAGATATATAATAACACAGCCCATGAGGGGAGTCAACCCTCATGGGCATATGTTTTGTATTCTATCTTACTGTCTAGTGTCTACCACAATGAGAGCGTCCATCACGATGAACGTGGCAGTTTTGTGGTTGTACATAAATTGGTGGTCTTGGTGCTGGTGCATAAGTCCAATAACCATTTATCCACATACCATGTGGATTATAGTGTCCGGGCACCCAACGACGATATTGTTGAACAACAACGGGAACAGGTGCATGTGTGTAATATGTAGCTGCTGGTGGTTCAGCATAAGCATATTGAATCGTGCATCCAAAAAGTAGACTAACTAGAAAAGCAAACATTTCAATCTCCTACGTTCTCTGGTTCATCACCATCGATATTATAATAATTAGATGCATTACCCTGTTTAGTTTCAAAATTAGTAATAATCTCTTTATCCATAATCTGAAGTACACGTTCACGGAACTTTGGATTCTGTAGTTTATCAATCCACATAGCGGTCTGGAATTTCTCTTTTGTTCCATCAGCATAAACTAACGAGAACCAAGCTCCACCCTGCTCAAGTTGGTCAGAGGTTTTGATTGCCTCAAGCCATGACTCTTCATCTTGAATAGCAATATCATCACCACCCCATACAATCTTAAATGTACACTCTCTACCTTCTGTTCCAAAGCGTGATTTTTTGAGTCGTGCTTTAAGCTCAGAACCAATACGATATCCCTTCTCGTCGGTCAAGAAAGATGCCTTAGATTTGCGTCCTGTAAGCCATATACGCAACGAGTAGGCATAGGGTAGGGCTTTACCGCCCGGAGTAAAGTAAGGCTCCACAAGGGCTTCTGCGGGCGTGCTAGTGATGTTCGTTTTAAGCTGATTTAGAACGAGCAAAGAGCATTGTTGATTTGCAATTGGTTGAACCAATTTAGACATACCCTTAGAGAGAATACGTGGTTTTTGAGCCATTGAAGATTGAGGATTAAAGTCACCCTCAAGGTCTGCATTTGCTGGTGTCATTGCAAGCGAATCCCAAATAAAGAGGATTCGGCCTGTACCAGCACCCAAAAGTTCCTCAATAGTTTCTAGAACAAACTCTACTGAGGTTGCTTGAACGTATAGGATTTCATCTACATTACAACCTGCGCGAGCAAGGAATGAAGAGTCAAGAGCAGATTCTGAATCAAAATAAACTACTTCTAACCCTTGCTTTTGAGCATTTGCTGCAATTTGTGCAGCCATGTAAGATTTACCAGATGCTTCAAGACCAGCAATCTCTGTAATCTTACCTACGGGAATACCTGCTAGTTTGCCTTTACAAATAATAGAATCAAGCCAACGAGAACCTGTTGCAATAAATTCATTTACGTCCGTTGGATTATCTTGTGTGAGATTGAAGGCTACTTCTGTGCCAGCTTTTTTATTAATTAAGTCTCTCATTTGAGAGATGGATACTTTACCGTTTTTGGTAGTTGCGACTTTCTTTGCCATTGTTTGAATCCTTATAAAATGAAAATGGGGGGCACACCAACAAGCATGTACCCCCCAAGTTCTATTGATTGTTAGCTTCCCATGAATTCATCAAGGGCATCATCAACTTTGGTTTTACCACCCTTGCTACCACCGCGCTCAACGGTGGAAGATTGCTCTTCTGCACCCTCGTCAGTAGAGAAGGATTCGTCAAGAATCTTCTGTACATCAGCAGTAGAAAGACGCTTGAAGAGTTTGTCAAAGTCTGGGAGCGTATCAAGGATTTCCTTGCACTTCGCTGGACCACCATACTCTGGTGAACAGAGGGGAGAAGACTTACGGCGAGGAGTAATCTTGGTGGTTGGGAACGCACCGGGACCAGCAGCCTTGGCATAATCAATTACAAGGTCAAGACCATCCTCTGGGTCGGTAATATCTCCGTACTCTGGATTGAGAACGAGATTAATCATTGTCTCATATGCGGTCTTACCATATGACCAGACCTGTACTCCCTTTTTCTCGTCGCCACGGACAAGAATTGGAGAAGAGAAACGTTGACGGGGGAAGAGAGACTTAGCCATTTTCTTGCTTTCGTCGTCTTCGTTTGCAACACCCTCCTTCCAAAGCTGCGAAGCAAACTCACAGATTGGACACTCCTCGCCAAAGTTCTTCTTAGGACAAAGAACGCTCTTGGTCTTACCTACCTCGTAGTGGAACCAGAATTCCTTAAATGGGTCACCGTCAGCGGTTGGTACAATACGGATACTGTGCTGTCCCTCTTCGGGCTTCCAGCTATTAGAACCGTTGTCCTTACCATTGTTGGCGAGGCTATTGAGTTTTGCACGCATTTTGTTTAGGTCGAGAGCCATGATTTAATCTCCTTATAGATTGTTAAGTTAAAGTCAGTATACCAAATCTCGTATACTGCTAGATTGCTGTACTACCATCATATTCAACTGGTTGGATGGTGTCAACCATAGACTCTGTAAGTTCCCCTACTAGAGTGTTGTAATTGAAAATTCTAAATTCTTTTGCTTGAACGTCGTAAACGACTTTTGAGCCTTCTGCAATATTGGCCTTACGGCCTGTGTTTTTAAGTTTTGTTTCTAGGAATTCTGTTGGCAAATCTTCCACCTTGATAAATGTCATGGTACGTTGAGTACCGTCTTTCTTAACAAATGTACCCGTATATGCTGTCATATTTATCCTTGGATATGTGGTGTTTTTACTTCTATGAACACGCTAGATTGCTCTAGTGGACTTTCGTAGACTGCATATGAAACCTTTAGGTTCTCCACAAACTTAGAACTTATTTGATGCTCTATGTGGTCCGAGAGGTCAACATCGGAGTCTAACTTTTCTTTGTTGATGTAGTAACTATATCTCTTCTCGCGTATCTCGTCAAGGGGGTAGAAGAACTTTTCTTCTCCACTATCCAAATCCATAATTCCAAAAGTTTTTATAGAATATGTGATTGGACTATCAACTGTCTTGTCGAGAACTGGCTGAATATTGTCAAACATATTTTTCATATAATATGATGTTGCAATAACTTCATACTGTTTTGTCTCTCTATCTTTGAGAGCCACTTTACCTACTATATCAGAAACTTTTTTTAAGTCAACAAGAAACATTGAAGAAATTTTTGCTGACCTTGTTAGTTCTTGTAGTACACCACGCACAGTACGGTCTATCATAATCTGTGTTTGAGTTAGAAACTTTGTATCTGGTTTTACATATATAACGTGTAGGTCAAGATTTCTGTATTGTTCTAAAATACGTAAGACAGAACAACACATCAATTCATCACCAGACAGTACTACAGTCAAATCTTCCTCTAATTCAAAAGGAAGATTGGTATATTTATTCTCGTAGTCTTCTGCTTTATTAAATTCTGGTAAGATAAAACAGCTACCGCCTTGATTTTCAGTATCAACAAGGTGAGTAGAGAATTGTTTATATTTAGAAAATTGTTTGGCTATCGAACAGCCTATGTTGCCTAGTCCTATGATGTTCATTTTTTCTCATTTTCATTCTTTTCATCAAATGCTTTACATACATTAGTGTAAAGCAAAGGTGTTCTATTTTGAGTCTCTAGAATTTGTTGTTTTGAAAACCACTTATAATCTTTGTGTTCAAAACTAAGTTCAATATTACCAGAATATTGAACAGCATAATATAGATAAATTCTATAATTTTCATCTGTAATGATATTGCCAAAATAAATTGGATTTATATCCAAATTACATTCTTCTTTTGTTTCACGAATAGCACACTCAAAAGGTGTCTCACCTTCATCAATATGACCTCCGGGAAGTCCCCAATGAAGAGGCTTCCAAGAGTCGGTTTCAGACCTTAAGAGAGATAGAATCTCTTCTTTCTCATTAATAATTACAACGGCAACAGCAGGAGTGTAATTCATCTTTTCCTCACCTATATCTTAACCGCCGCGAAGAATCTTGGCAAGGAATTTCTCTACCATTTCTTGAATCTTCTCTGGTGTGACTCCTGCAAATTTCATAAATCTTGCATGTGGCTTGTCACCAATTTGCATTACAGGTTTGTTTATTTTCTTTGCGCGTCTATTTTCTTTTGCTGCTTTAATTAATTCAACTTCATCCATAGTTTTTGCTCTAGCAGCTTTAATCGCTTGGTATGCTTCTTGTGGATTCATGCCTAAAGTTCTCAATGCAACAATAGATGTTGCCACGGAACGATTACGTCCTTCGGAACATACTACTAGAACACGCTTACCAGCTTGTACGTCTTGTGCAACTCTTGTAGCGGCGGTTGTAAGCATGTTATTTTCCTGTTCAATCCTAGCAGCACTTGTTGTCTCGTCCAAATCTTCATCAGCAATTGCATATTCATCTATTATCTTTCCATCTGCTACAAGCTTGTTATATACTTGTGGAGAATTTCTTGACATTAACTCTTTTGCATCACTTGACATATTGTAGATTACATCAAATTTTTCTATAGCATCATTCATTTCTTTTTGAACTATTGAAGGAAAGGCTCCAATATATAATGTCTTAGATGTATCTGGTTGACTGTAATTAATATATTCTTCCTTATCTTCTTTTTCTAATCCTAACCACTTTAGAATACCTTCTTCTAAAGAAGCATATTGTTTTATTGATTCTTCAATCTTTTCTAATTTATCATAATACTTTGGGTCTTCATCTAAATGGTCTTTAGCTGTTTTCTCTGCCATATCATGGGCACGTTTCTTATCTTTTATACCCGTTTCGTGTTCCATTTCAACCTTTGTGCCTTTCTTAAGGGCAGATAGGTCATATTCTTTATCAAGTCTATGTGTCTTTTTCTTTTCTTCTTCCATAGCACCAAGACCAGATAATGCACCTTCATTACCTGTTCCAATTAATCTCTTCTTTGCTTTAATATTCTTCTTTCTTACTTTCTCTTGAAAATCACTAACAAAATATTTCTTTCCTGTAGAATAGTCTTTAATCTCTGCTAAAATTTCATCTTCCATTTTTTGTAATGCAGTTGCTTGTTCTGGGTTTCCAAGCAATATCTTCATATGTTTATCTTCTTTACCAAATTTTCCTAAATCTCTGATATACCATCCAGTATGATTTGGATACTTACCGTTTGGATTTGCACCTACCCATTCAATTTCTTTGTTTAATATATCTCGTACAACTTGTTCATCGTTTACAGAGGGGATGTTGTATCTTGTCATCATTATGTGTGCTAACGCATCAGAAAATTCACCATATTTTCCAGAAGTATTTAGAAAATCTGCTGTCTTATCAAGCATAGCTTTCTTTCCTTCTATACTACCATCAGCAGCACCGCCAGAATACTTATTACCTTTTCCAAAGATTACTGCATCTGGTTGAGGGTCAGCATCAACATCTGTTGCTTCCCAATCTGTATAATCAGATGGCATATCTTCTGCACTTCTAAAAGATACGTGACCACCAATATTGGCATATGATACGTCAATTAAATCATATAGCTCTTTGTTTATTGTATCTTCACCAGAGCCATATTTTTCTTTATCTGCTATTAATTCGTCATAAGCGATATTAATCCACAAATCTTTCTCGCCTTGTGAAAAATCTTGAAATGTCTTTTCTGCGAGAAATACTCGCCAATTATTATGTATTTTGCTCATGTTATAATTAGTTTTTACCCAAAGTTTTCATATCTCCGTAGTCATTTCCTACTTTGATATTTACTTTAAATAGTCCATAATCTGTATTAGAGAATATGTTTATAATCTCTCTAAGCAATCTTTTTTCATCATCTGCAATATCAAGCACGATATTGTCATGGATAGCAAATGAGATAAACGACTTCTTATCTTTTAAAAAGTTATGCACCTTAATTGCTTGTCTCAATACAATATCTGAAAATGTAGACTGAATTATATACGACATTGCGTGGTGTCTATCGGATTCAATCTTGCGATTATAAGGCGTGTTTACCTCGTAACCATTCCAATACTTCTCGCGAACCATATCACGGTCGTAAATCTTAGACAAGATTGCATCCTTCTTGCCAGAACCATATAGCCAAGCAAAGATTTTCTCTTTTGCTTCCTCTCGCGTAATACCACCACCAAACACGTTTTCAACATTCCAATCGTGAATGTCTACGTCTGGCTGCTTATGACCAGCAAGAGCCAAGAATGTACGCAGTTCTGCACCATTAAAGTCTAATTCAACAAACCAATCGTTTGTAGGTTTAATTACAGAACGATAGTTTTTGTCCAGAGACAGAATTGGAAACGAGTTCTCAATAGTCGATAGACGACCAGTAATCGTGCCAAACATATTGTAGCGAATAAATGGTGGCATTACTTCAAGCTTTTGACGCATCGCTTTGGTACGAGGATTCGCAATCTTTGTATTAAGCGGTGCAAGGTCAATCTCAAGCTTTTGACGTTTGATATCGTCTACAAACTTGGCAAGGTCTACCATAAATTCATAGTTATCTGGTGCTTTACAATTTTCTTGCACCCATTGCGTAATCTTTGACTTAATCGAGAAATACTCAAGTAGAAACCGCTCTGGCACCAAGTCATAGAAACAGTTATGTTCAAGATTAATCTTAGCAGTTACGAAAGACCGCATATAAGCCTTGAGCCTATCAGATGCAATCTTCCAATCTTCTTTAAGATGGTCTGGACAGATTTCGTTTATGTCTTTGCCGCCAACACGAAGATTCATGTATTCAACAGAATCTAATGAAATATTTGGATTGTAGCTCCAAGTATATTTTGCATCGTCTGGTAGTGTCTTGTGGATTTCGCCGTTTGCATAAAATCCATAACATTCAATCTTGTTGTCGAGGACTTCAAAGTACACAGATACCTCTTAGAAATTGATTTTGATATCAAGAGTATTTATACCACTTATCGTTGGCGCAGTCAAGGAGATTGTTGGATTGCTTCCTTGTGCTACTACTGTTTTGGTATTTGTTAATACAAAATCATAACCAGCCTCTTTACCTTGGGTTTGAATGATGTATTCTAGTGTTGATGCTAACGAATCAAATTCTTGCTGTGTGTATGTACTATTAATTTCTTTAAGTCTTATATATAAATAAAATTTCATTAATTTGGGTAATGGTATTGAGTTCAAAACTTCTTCTTCATTTGCAAACTTTCTTAATCTTTTCTCTGTTTTGGTTACATATTTTCCATTTTGTATAATTGTTTTGTGTGAATAAAGATAAGCATAATTTCTACATAATACATTATAATAATTAACTAATTTTTCAATTATAATTGATAATTCTGTATCAACTGCTCTCAAATAAAATATATCAAATATTTCACTAGTCTTATTTATTTCATACTTTGATAAGTAAGAACCAGCAAACGGAGTATTAAGGTCAAATATTATTCTCCAAGGAGCATGATAATCATATTTAAAACCATATTTTTTTAGAATGTATGTATATTTTGAAAAATCTGTTTGTGCATAAAATTGTTCTTTTTTTAAATCATTTGATAAATCAGATGGTTTTAAAACAGCACTAATACCAGTTGAATTTATGGAACTCTTCATAATGAAATCACTAAAAGATATTCCATAATTTGCATAAGATAAGAACTTACAAAACAAATTTAAAAATTCATTAAAATTTTCAAACTTATTTAAATATGAGTTGTTTATTATGTAATTTTTAAATATCTCTAAAATATTATCTAATTGAATTGTGTATGCTGTTAGTGGATTGGAATAATCTTTTTTAACAGTAAATGGAAATATAGAACTAGCTTGTATTTTTCCATTAAAAATACCCATCTGTATTTCAGATTCCATATCTTTAAAAGCGTCAGCAACAAAAGGCAATACATAAATACCAGTTTCTCTACCATTAGACATTAGTGGTGATAATAATTCTTGATTTGGATAGATATAGTTTTGCTCCATATCAACTCTTCCATATAATGTTTTTTGAAACATTAAATTAATAGAACCTTCTTTGTTGGCATATTTTTTATCATATTCAATTCTATTTGAATATACCTGTTTTATAGGCATCTGATTAGAACCAGATAAATAACCTGCTTCTTCGTATATATTTTTTAATTCACTAACTGGTGTAGACATTTTTATGGTTCACTCACTTCTGGCTCTGATGATGAAGGTGGGGCTGAACTTGGGGTTATCTCACCTTTTAGTTGTGAACATCTTTGGTCAAGTGCGGTTGTGTCATTAATCTGTCTTTCACCGCTACTATGCCAGACACAATCTAATGTTGTCTCATATCCACCATCACCTATGTTCGTTGAAATCTTAATTATATCATAATAACCACCAATTCCCATTATATTTGATAAAGAGCCTTTAACGTAAGGTTCTCCAAGAACAGAGTTTTGTGGATGTATATATATTTTTTGTCCCGGTGCATAATAATGATTACCAAACATTGTTATGTCAGCATTGTATAAATCTCTTAATTGATGTAATGGAATAAAAGCTTCTTTCGTAGCTCTTGCTTCTTTAAGTCCGGGCTGTTCAACTCTTTTAAATTTAATTGACTTTACTAAACCTACTGAATTACCAACCCAAATGTGAGAAATTCCCTTTTGCTGGTCCAATTCTACACCCTTAAACTCTAAGCCAGTTTGGGGAGTTTGTTCAGCAGTTTCTATTGAAAAATAAATAAAATTACATGTTTCTAAAGTTGACTCTGGAGTACCACCAGTATTGATTTTAGATACTAAATCTTGGGTCAATACTCTTGCGCGAGTAATTTCAAACGGAGATTTTATTTTAGTTATTAAATCATCATTAATAATCATCTGTGCCTGTTTTGGCACCATTTTATATGAATAAACATTACCAATAGTTGATGTTGATGGTGCTAAACCAGCTAAAGTTGGAATAACTAATTTTGTAAAAAAATTATCAAGGAAGTCAAATAGAGGAAAGTTTTTTGCTTCTGGTTTCAAAATAACATCAGTATACCATTGTTGAAAACTTGTTAACGGAATTGGTAATTTAGCTAATGGAAGTTTTATTATTTTTTCTTGTTTTCTTATTCTATATCCAAAATCTCCAAGAATAAAAAATAAATGCTTATTGAAATCAGTAGGTAATGTTTCTTTCAAATAAGATAAGAACCCATCCAATAAAACACCAAGAGGAATGACTACTATACTAGCTGAATCGTCCTCTATCTTTCTATCTTTAACGTATTCTTCAATATCTTTTATTTCTGATTCTCGACTATTAAATGTTGCATCTTTCTTAGAACCATAAACCTCTCGCATTTCAGAAGTTTGTTGTAAAACTTCAGCACTTTGCATTTTTGGTTTTAAAAATTGACTATTAACTCTTTTTATAGAACCTAGTACAAAATTATCATTTTGTGTATCAACAGGTCGATTGGGTTGAGATATTGTTGCATTCCAATCAATAGCAGCTTTTGAATCTAGATACAAAACTTTCATATCAGAAATTCTTTTACTTATTAGATACTGCATAAATTCTTGATGAAGTGCGTTCATGGCACTTTCCTCAATAGCTCCTTGCTTTTTGTTTTCTTCTGTTATAGATTTTGATAGTTCGTCTTTTTGTTTTGTATATGATTCTTTACTTTGTGTATCATCTTGTTTTACACAATTTTCAACATATTCATTAATTTTATCTAATTTAGCTTGATTACCAGAATTTGCTTCTAATCTTTTTGTTAAAAGTCTCTTGTAGTTTGCATATAAGAAATCAGTATCATTAGATTTGGCTTGAGTATCTAGTGAACCAATATAATTAATTTTTAATTCTACACTTCCTTCTTCTGTAAAATTTAATTCATGATTTATTAAATTTAATAGAACCTTTAAACTATGACCATCACTAGCTAAAGTGTCAAGAAATTTGTTATATCTTATAGATGGAAAAATTTGCTCTGACGTTTCTTTATCACCAATAGATAATTTCCAACTAGTTTCTAAAAATACAGAAAAAAGATTTGGCAAGTAAACATTACTTTTTTTATCCATTGAACGCACTTGTTCGTCGCTTGGAGGATATGTAATTAAAGATAAATAATTACGAGTAACTCCTTTTATGTCCTTGTGTACACCATCGGTATCAGTATAATCAGTAGTGTCACGAACTGTATTGGCTCCCCTAGTTCTTTGTATTAAACTTTGTTCAACATTACCTGCGACAAAGCCACCTAATAATGCTTCAAAAGAAGAAAAAACCAAACTTATTGACACATCAATTGAACGCTCTGCTTCAACAGGGTTAGTACCAGCTAATGTTATATTTACATTTTTTATACCTGCTGATAATAATGTAGGATTAACAGCACCACCAAACAAAAAATTGATTATTTGGTTTTCATCAGCATCTGAGTAAGATGTTAGTGAGCCACCGTTTCGTGCATTGAAATCGTTATTAAATACAAATACTCTATCTTTGTAGTCGCTTTTCGCTCTATCATCAATAGTTGCTCCCGCAGAATAATAATCTCTCCTATAAAGTTTTATTACTGGTGTTATACATGAAAGTTGGAGTGGCGTTAATGAGTCCAAATCTTTTTTAAAGTTGTATGGCTTAGTATTGCTAGTAACTTTACTTATATTTTCAAACAATGGTGCAGTCTCAAATAACGCATCTTGTTCTGGTTGAACCCAAATTAAATTGGTTAAGACACCAGCTTTAACTGATGCATCTGCCTGTGGTGGTGCAGATGGGTCAGATGATTGATTAGCAGATGTATCTGGTGCTGGTATGGAAGGGTGTGCATCCAATTCGTTACCACCATTAGCAAAATCAAATAGCTCTGCAATTTTATCTATCCAATCAGCAACAAATGTTTGTTCTGGTTGTGACGATACATCACTACTTTTTTGCTCTGCTGAGTCTCCACTTGCAGAAGGTGCTGGTGGTGGTGTACTAGTGTCGTTTGGTGGCATTTTATCTTCCAGAAAGTAAGGTTATCATTCGGTCTAGTGGTTTAGGAATTACAATTACTTGTCCCAAACCAACCATGTTTTCAATTGGCTTTTGATTATAATAAGCTATTATCCACCAATAAGATGGATTGCCATAATGAACAGAAGCAAGTTTATAAAATCTGTCACCAGATTTCCATATATGTTTTATTTCTATAATTTCTCTTCGTTGTTGAGGAGTTAGTTTTAATAATGGAATAAATTTATTAAATTCAATTTTGTTAACTCCCCTATTAAGAAGAAAGTTTTCATAGTCTTCATGACTTAAGATTGCTGTTTCTGAGAATAAACGAGACATATTATATTCCTTTATTTCTTCATGGGCCAACTGTTAAGAGAAGAAGCTATTTCAAATGAAGGTGTGATTTTGTGTAATACAACGTAATCAAAAGTTACCTGTACTTTTTGAAAGCTATAACTTAAACCTTGTATATTGTCAGCAGAAAGTACATTAATAAATGTTCCACCGTCTGTTGCATCTTTTTGTCTTCCCTCATAAACAAGAGTTTTCTTATCAAAGTCTGGCATTACTGATAGATTTTTTATTATACCAAATTCATCAAAATATCCAAATAGATTCAACCTATAGATTGGCGCACCAGAAACGACAAATGCTGTGTTTGAAGCGGGACCAGTTTCTACGGGTATGTCAGATTGCAGCAATTCTTCATCTGTTAAGCTTTCGTCTGGAACGTCGTCCGGATTAGATGTTAACGCATCAACTTCAGCTTGGTCAATTATTGGGTCATAATTTATATTTTGATATTTTGGTAATGTTAATAAGGAAAAATCTTTAATAAGTTTTTGTGTTAGATTGTGACCATTAACAGTAAAATCAACGCTAACAGTTCTACTTGTTCTCTTCCAAGACATAATAGGGTCAAACTTACCATATCCTATAGATTCATTGTACTCTGGTGTTATTTTGTCTTTAATAGAGAGTTTTGTTATTGAACTAGCATCGATTATAGCAGAATGACTGCTTACTATATTTTTCAATCTAAACTGTTCTACTTTTGGCATTATAAACCCCTTAACTTAAATAGTACTTAAATTCAAATATTAAGAATTAGTACCTGCTGGTGTTGTTTTTCTAATGCTCGTATTTACAGTTCCATATTCATTTAAAGTGCTTACAACAGCTCTTCCGAACTCTCTATCGTTCAGCTTCATTATAACTGTTGCTTCTTTTCTAGAAGCAGCGGTAACCGAATCTGTTTGACCAGCAATTGCATCAATCAATTCTTTAAATGGTGCAGTAATGTTTAATGCTCTGTTAATTGTTGCTTCAACGTTATATTTATGAATTTGGTCAACAACTTCTTCTAGATTCTGCAAATCTTTAGCTTGTATGTTTCTTGCTGCTGTCGTTATTTCCTTAACAGATTCAACAGTAGCTTTAACTGCTATAGATTTCTCTGGACTTATACTATCGAGAGCTTTTCCAAGAAGATATAGTAACCCAACGAAGGCTAACATTGGTGCAGCACCAAAGTATAAGATTGGAACCAATGATAACATAGCGAGTGCAAACGAAATCATTGCTGCGGCAGTTGCGTATAGAACCATTGGTAACAACGCCAAGCCAGCTATATTCTTTGTTAAATTAGCGAGAGAGTCAATAACCATAGACATTCCCATGCCAAACAACAAAGCACCAGCACCAGCCATAAGCATGGCAGCACCAAACGCCAACAAGACACCAGCAGCAGCCAGACCAAGACCTGTATACACCAAGAATCCTAAACCAGCAAACATTACTAATAATGCTACCGTTAATATACCAATTACAATAGCAAGATATTTCAATTGGTCTGGATTTAGTTTGGAGAATGAATCGGCCAACTTTGCCAAGCCAGATGCCGCTAAGTGTACACCGATACCAATCATCAGCAACGAAGCACCCATAGCGTAAAGACCAGATTTTGATTTATCTGCCATTTGACCAGCAAAAAAGATTGCTAGACCAAACGTAAAGAAGATTAAGTAAAAGGGTGGCGAGTTGGTTGCGTGTAATATTGCGCCTAATATAAGCAATATTGCAACAACAGCACCAAAAGATATAAGCATACTTCTGGCGGAAGCTGCTGTAAATTGCATAGATGTTCCAAACATAGTCTGTGCAAAGGCAACGGCAGAAGTTGTAGCTTGTTGAATTAGCAATACAGCACGAAAAATCTTTAAAGTTGTAATTATAGAAAATATCACACCAATAACAAATGTAGTTGTGCTTCCCCAATTATTGAGAAATCCAAGAATTTTGTTGCCAATATCTACTATAGGAGCCATTGCAATTGCAAACTTTTCCATCGTTATCTTCATCTTTTCTTGAACTGCTTGTGCATTTAAAGTATGCTCTGCCATTTGTTCTTGAGTCATACCTGCTGCATTTAATCCAGTTGTATATGCATCTATATCAGAATCTTTAATATTTTGATTAAATAATTTTTGTGCTGTTGTCATATCTTTAATACCAGCAGCATTTGCAAAAGCAATTTGTTCATATTTGGTCATTTCAGAAAATTGTCTACCAGATTCCATAACAGCATTACGAATCAATTTAATTCTTTCACCCTCTGATGCTGTTAGAAGTTTGGATGAATTTAATAAACCACCACCTAATATGGCATTTAATTTACCAGCTTGTTCTGCTGCGCCTTGAAATGTGTCTGATTTACTAACAATTCCTATCAAATCATTAACAGATATACCTAAAGCTTTTGATTCTGCGGATAATAATTTAAATTGATTTACTGCTTCTTTGCCATATACAACCATAGTATTGGCAGCAGCACTAAAACCAGAAACAACTTCATCTAATGAAACTTGTAAAACATTTGATAATTGTACAAGTTGTTGAGATGCGTTGTCGGCTTCAGAGGCAGACATACTTAATGATTGTGTAAATATAGATATATTTTTTGACGAAGCATCAACAGATGCGCCCATTTTTTCCATCTGTGCAACAGTTTTAGATAAAGATGCTCTTTCCGCTTCTGTTAATTTGGTAAAGTTACTTGAATTTTTCATCAATGTACCATAAGATTTACTTAAGTCTGAGAATGGGACTTGTGCATCTTTGGCTACGTCCGACAAACTCATCATTTCGGTCGCCAATTCTTTACTGCCACCAGAAAGTTTATATACAGATGCTCTAGCATCATCCATACTTTTTGCTAAAGCAATCGATGATTCGACTATTTTGGAACCTATTGATGCTGCAATACCTCTTAATGTTAAATTTTCTGTAATAGCTTGTTTAAATGTTTGTATACTAATTTCACCAACCATTATTGATTCCATTAGCGTAAGTTTTTGTTCTTTTGCTTTTATACCAAATATATTTAATAAAGCAGTTGCTCCTTCTTTACCCTTTTCTTCTCCATTATTTATTTGCTTTTGTATGTATAGCGTAGCTTCACGTTGGCGATGTAAGTCCTTTAAATCATCTAATTCATTTTTAAGTTGGTCTTTCTTTTTTCCTCTACCTATTTCTGCTTGAATTTGTTCTTCTTTTTGTTTTACAAGTAAATCTAATGCTTCTTTGTGTTTGTTTATTGCAGCCCCAGCTAGTGTGTCTTGCTTCATCATAGTTAAGACTGTTTGCTCGTAACTTTGTAATCCATCCTTTAAAAATTCCATTTCATTTTTTAAAATCCCCAGACGCTCAGTTGCCATAGCATTTCTGCGTCTTTCAGATTCTTCCATAAATTGAATAATTCTTAAAATTTGTTCTTCTGCAACACGTTGCTCGCGCAACACATCAACTATGGAAGAATATTTTTCAAGTAAAGATGCCGCAGCAGCTTCTGATTCTGGGGATGGTGTAGATGGTTCTGCCATTTAAATTATGTTTTCCTATTATTTATAAGGCCACTTAATGCCCGTATCTCGTTCAAATTTATCAATAGCAATTTCAAGTCTATATCTATCTTCATGTGTTCTTGGGTCGTTCAATCCGTGTCTTACATAAGATTCAAAATATCTTTTCTCTCCCGCCAATGCTTTGGCAAAAGATTCTATTTGGTCTGTTGTTCCTGTAACGGATACTGGTAGGAATACATCTTGTCCAAACATTTGTTTTAGAACAAGTTTTATCATGGAACCAAACGCAAATAACCAAGATTCATTTAGTTTATTTGGACTATTCAAATCAATATGAATAGGAACAATATCTTTTTCAGCCATGACAATACCTCAAATTAAATAGTTCATAAAAAGAAAAGAACGCTAGTTCTTTTAAACTAGCGTTCTACTTCTTCATCGCTTTATCCATCTCTTCTTTTTCTTTTTCAAACTGCTTCATTAATCGTTTAACGAACCAGTTTCTAAGACCAATTGGAAGGTTATATGCCTCTATCAGACTCCATCCACCATGATGTTTAAGAACAAAAAATTGTTCATAAACATTCTCCATATACTTAGGATTTAGGCCAAAAAAAGTCTTGGGAGAACGGAACCTCCATATCCGTTTCGTAGTCGCAGAATTGACAATTAAATGTATTTATCAACTCAACTGATGGTGTTAATTGCTTGTAAACATTTCTTAACTTTCGTGATTCAACAATTGGTAATGAATTTACAAATTGATTAATAACTTGTGTATCTGTGGAGCCATTAACTGAACGAATCATCAACTTCAATTGGTCGGTTAGAGATGCGTCAGCTTGTCCAACAGCCTTTTGATTCTTCTGCATCTTCTCAAACAAAACTAGCTCTTCTTTACCTGTCATAAGCTTAATCTCTACTTCAGCTTTTCCTTTCCAAAGAGAAATAATATAGGTATTGATTGCAGTCTTTTTAATACCAACACTATCTAATTCTTCGTCTTGTAATGGATAGTTAATTTTTTGTTGTGTTAAATCAAACTCAAATTCTTGTGTAGCGTTACACGATGGACAAGATACTTTAGTTGTGTAATCAGCACCGTAACCACTAATTCTAGCAGCTACTACTAAAGCGTTTTTATCTCCAATAAGCATGTTTTCAATTTTTATGCTCTTGTTCATCAAGATATCTGACAACATCTTATCGATTGCAATACCTTTCTTTAACAAGCTTCTGGAAGTAAGAGTATCTTCTTCTTTTGCTGTCATATGACGAATCTCAACACTCTCTACGCCGTGAAGTGGGTGTCCTTCTGGGTACAATAAACCCTTTGATGGTAGGTCAACCATTTCGGTTGGAACTATGAATGAAAGGGATTTTTGTTCTTGTGATTGTTCTTTAATAACTTCTTGTGGTGGAACGGAGGTGTCTGGCATTGATGCCCCCATTCTATCTTCATTATTTCTCATAACTACCTCTAGTTTATAATTATTTTATTTAGGCTAGACCTTTTAATTTTAACATTTCTTCTACTGCATCTTTACGCATTAATGAGTAATATTTTGCACTTTCGTATCCTATTTCTATTGTATATTCTTGAAATTCATCACTAGCATATTCGTGTGAACCATTATCGATTGATACAATCCAAGGATTTTGCAAAGACCAATAACCCATTACAAATGTATCGCCAAGGGTAAAAACAGTATTTCTTTCTACATTATGTTTTGATGGTGCTAGCTTTTTTGTTTCTTCCGTTGGTTTGGATAAAACTTGACGAGCTTCTTCATAAGTATAATATCCATTACCCATATCGTAAATACGTAATAAGCCAAAATATTTTGCAAACGAACAAGTAGCTCTTTTTGATATGTCTGCTATTGATTTACAGTTTGTTTGTGCCAAATCTGTTTTACTAGCACCTGTAGCACCTGTAGAACGAAAACCAGCTTTTGCAGCTTCTTTATATTGGTCTTCCATGCTTAAGCTTGTAAATGTAGTAGATTCATCGGCATCAGAGATACTGTTATAATAAGCACCTATTGCTTCTAGTTTAGTGCTAAAATTCTTACCAGTACTTGCGTGTGTTGTTGCATAAATACTGCCGCCGCCTTGGGCTGGGTCAATATCAGCTATGATGCGAGATAGAAAATCGTCAACGTCTGGTAGAGGAATTTGTTCAGTTCCTGCTGTATCCAGATTATCAGCCAAAGGCTTAAATGTGTGACTGAATGGGTTTATTAGTTTGATGGTAATATTTTGCCACGTTGGCTGTCCGAGCATTCTTTTATTAGCATCTGGTACGTTACCAAAAAATACTCTAGTATCTTCGTCGTCTGCATTTTTTGTGGTTATAGAAACTCTTGGTTTTGTACAACTTTTAATGAACCAAACATACTCATGATTTGGATATAGCTCATTAATAAGTCCACCTTCAAACTTAGTAACAAACTTATATTTTCTTTTTGGGTCAATATAAGTATGATTAAAAAAGTATGGAGGTGGAACTGGCATTTATCACTCAGATTATCTAAATTGTTATGGAGTACGTGGTGGATATATTGTGGCTCCAGTAGAACCATCACCTTCGACGTATTCAGCCCAATCATATCTTAATTTGAGTTGTACTTCGACTAAATCGTCTGATGAATAATCACCTTCACCAAAGTTAATATCCTTAATCCAAGCATTTTTTAACGTCCAAGTATCAACTACAGAACCGTTTGAATCAACTTGTCTGATTGTAATTGAACCGAGAACATCGCTACCAGCAAACTTAGAGAAAGTTTTTAATGTTCCACCGGAGAAGCCAGCAGCTAAATTTGTAGCTACCGATTCTGGATTCTGATAACCAAACTCAGTCAAGATATTCATGATAGTCTTGCTCATGTTTGTACCAGTTTGTAGTACACCATTTTTCTCAGTACCAGCACCAGCAGATGCATCTTTTTCGTTGTATCCACCAGCGTCTACGATTGTTAAATCAACTTCTTTCCACTCTAATTTACCGGGGAAATAAAAGTTATGTGATAGAAAAGTATGCTTTGATTCAGAGATAGAGAATGATGGTTTAGTAACTTTTTTAACAACAAAAGTTGGTATCTTAGTACTATCATCACGACCTGTTATTTCAAGAAGAAACTTGAACTTTCTCTTTGGTTCAATTTGTGCATCACTCCAGAATGTTGCCATTGTTATAAACTCCTAAATTTAAATAGTATTAATCTGCAAAAGACGCACCGCTTCTTGTAATATTGAAGTCAATTACTATGAATTCAATGGCTCTTGCTGGTTTCAAGAATACTTTAGCGTATAGTATGTTTCTATCAACTAAATCTGGTGTTGTAGTTGTTGCATCAAGAACAACCTTATAATCAGTCAAACCAAGTCTTGACTTGACAGAAGCCAAGAGTGGTTCAACTTGAGCCTTAAATCTATCCCAAGTTGTTTGAACGTTTTGGTCAAAGAGAAGAGTAGAAGCAATGATTGAAATCTCTCTCTTCAAGTAAATCATCAATCTACGAACGTTAATTCTGTCGAGTGCAGATGGGGTAACTTGAAGTGTCTTTTGACCAAAGATTACAATACCTTCTGCTGGGAATGAAGCAATTGGATTAATATTGGCTTCATACAAATCGTCGCGCTCTGCGGCTGATAGTTTGGCAGATACAGAGAGTACTGGCAAACCAGCATTACCAGAGGACAAGCCACCTCTTGTGAAACCAGCAGGAGCAAACCAAAGTTCTTGTGATGCTTGACCATAAGAGAGCGCACCAAGAGCAATTACGGATGGTGGAACCCAAACGTTTTGATTGCTAATAGTGTCTCTTATTTGTACCCAAGGATAGTAGGTAGTACCGTAGCTATTATTAATTGCTCTTGCTCTCAAGTCACTAACGATTGTTGAAACAGTTGTTGCAGTTCTCTCAGCAACAGAGGCAGTAGATTCTGTCTCTGGGATGTAAGCGTTTGGAAGGTCGATGATAGCAAGTGCATCACCTCTATCTTCACAAGTAGCAAGAACGTGGTCTGTAATTTGAGCAGCGGTAACACCGGGAATTGTAATGATATCAGTTACAACTCTTTCTGGGTCGGCTACTGTATCTACAGAGCGTCTTAATGTGTAGTAAACGGAACTATTTAGTTCTGTCTTAGTACCATCAATAAGATTGTTTCTGAATGGTTCTGCTTCGGTGATATCTAGACCATCTGAACCACCGTATAGTGGCATTAAGAATTGGTCATAACCAGCGGCTAATACTGCTGCATAACCACCGTTGACACCCTCAACACTTGAGCTTATAGCTGTGTATGAAGTATTACCTACTCTTGAGCCAGACAACCAGTATGCACCAGTTGAAGAAGGAACTACATCATCTAGTGAGAAAATGAATGATGTGGTTCTATTGGCTTCATTGGCAATGTAGTTGGTATACATAGATGGTGGTGGGAGTAATACATCTTGATATGATTTATCGATAATTGAGCGATATTCTTTCTTTGTTGTGTCAAATCCAAAGAATGCTCTGGTTGGTTGTGACAAACCAGCATCTGATGCTGATACTCTTAGAGCGACTGTTGGGAAGCTAAATGAGCCTGTGAAATTCAATGTTCCAACATCTACCATTGGTGTTACAGTAGTTGCTCTTAATGCACTTCTATTGGCAAAAGAGTTTGTTGGTACAGCAGAGCCGCTGTTAACAACGAATGAATTAAAAACTGGTGGACCATAGAAACCAAATGGAATTAACAATGGGTCTGTTAAGCCTTGGTCTACTTCTTGTTCCATCTCTACATAAATGTATTTAGATTGATTAGCAAAGTTACCATATTCTTTGTAACGTTTCTCTGAATCAGACCAAGCAATGTATGCATCACCAATTCTTCTGGCAACATAGTTACTAGAATTTGGGTCAAGTGTTAAGCCGTTAAATCTTTCCAATACTTGTGGTGTAGCGTCTGTGTCATAAGCATAACGTACACTCAAACTAAATGTACCATATGACTCATATGTATTTCTTGGACCCTTGATATCTTCGATAGCAATTTTAAGATTCTTGCTTTCCCACTCACCAGAATCGATAGCGGAAATTCTGAACAGTTTTGGCATAGCCTCAATATTGAATGAGGCATAATCGGTTGACAAATCTTGTCCAATTACATAACCAGTTTTTGCTGGTGCCATTGGTCTTCTGTGTATTGCACCATATGCGCTACCGCTAGCAAGAGGAGCAATGAAACCATAAACTTCACCAGTAGTGGTGTTGGTTACATATTCGTCATGCGCTCTTGTGAACGACTCTCCAAGCCAATATGTTTTAACATTTGCTGTTCTTGTGATTACATCATTTGTTAATGCTGGTGTGGTATTGAATACTTTTCTAATATATTTAGCAGAGTCAGAATTAAAGTTGAATGAAATTGTTTCAACTTTTGTACCAGCAGAGTTGTATATTTCTGCTTTGAATTCTGAGTTTTCTCCTTGTGACTTTAGTAGTACATTTGAGCCAGAAACTGTGGTTGAAACAGTACCTGCTCTAGTACCAGACAGGGCTATCGAACCTTCGTTGAGATACCACACGGCTGCTAAAGTACCAGTTGTTGCAACACCAGCAGAAGCGGAATTAGCCAAGAACAAACCATATGCGCCGCCACCAGTTGCTGGATTGGTTGCATCTGTTTGCCAACCAGCGGAACCTTCAGTACCATTTACAACGCTAACGTGTTGTGTACCAAGAAGTCTTACAATGTTAATAGAGGAGTTATTAGTTAACCATGCTTGTGCTGCATAAGCTGCATATGTTGGGCCTAATTTGTTGCCGTCGCGCCATACATCGCCGCCTCTACGACCAGCTATAGGATTACCAAAGATTTCGGTTAACTCATTGACAGAGGAGATACGAACAGGGCGCATAGCAGGTCCACGTTCAAATCTACCAATTACAGTTGGTCCAACACCAAATGGGGTTGCAGATAATTGTGAGTTGTCAATTTCGTTGACAAATACACCGGGAGAAACAAATTTAAATCTAGTTGCAGCCATTCCTAATATCTCCTAACATTATAAATATTGAAAATCATAAATAAATAGTAGAACAAAAGTCAAAAAGACTAATAATAGTTTTATTAACCATTATTCTTTGTTATAACCCTTTCTCTTGGAATCTTGACTTCTACTGCATTTTCTCTTATTACTATCTTTGGTTTTTCTTGGTTTAAGTCAGAACCAAAAATTCTCCCCAACACTTCAATTTCTATTTTTGAAGTATATAACTTTCTTTCTTCTGCAAGATTGTTTGAATTACTTGTTGTACCAAAATCACCTTTTATAAATGCTTCAAATTTATGCTTATCTTTTGATGTAAAAACAAAATGTTTAGTGTTTCCATTCTTTGCAAAGAAAGGAGTTATAACTTGATTAAGTTGTTGCATAAATTCACACTTTATATTTAAAGCATATGTTATATTTAAATGTACAGGAATAGGTACAGTTATGGTTTGATATACTGTTTTTGTAATCGCTCTAGGGTCACGCAAGCTGAATCTTTTGTTTGCTACTGTAGCTCTGGTAAAGTTATTTGATTTCTCTTGGTTTATCACTTTGGCAACTGTTAAGTAACCACCTTGTTCATCGTTAATTGGTCTAACGTTGGCTGGAAAACCACCTGTTTTAGCAGGGTCTTTATTTATGGAGGTTCTTTCAATTGTAATAATAGGAAGCTTAACCATACCAGAAGAATCTCTTATATCCTTATCTGATTTGATTTGATAAGCACGTTCTGCTGATAGCCATATGACAGGAACTTTTTTCCAGCCCTCAGATGTTTGTGCCCAAACATTCATTGTTTCGTTAACCCATTCATAAAAAGCAGTATCCACAGTTTCTATTGTAGATGGATTAAAATGTAGTTCTCTTGTTTCTTCCATGTTATCCTACAAATATATTTTGTGGTACTTTAGATACAGTTTTTTGTAGATTCTCTGCATCGTTTGCTGTTTGTTCTGCTAATTTGCTATATGTTATTTTCTCAAGTGTAGTCTTAAGTTCTTCTCTCAACTTCTCTTGTAATTCTTTAGCTTCGCTTATCAAAGCCGCACCATTGAGTGTGACAGACTCACCGGGAATTGGTATAGTTGCAAACTTAGAACGTATTTGACCAAGTATCTCTTTGCAGAGAGCCAAGCAAAATCTTCTAATCCATTGCTTACCAATAGAGTTAATATTCTCATATGGTAAATTAGCAAACGGAAGTGTGTTCATGTTGTTGATACCAGCAGATTGATTTGTACCAGCATCATTATTACTTGTTTTCCAACCATCTTCTTCTACGCTGAAGTCAATCCAAAAATACGATGGGGTGAACGAATTTGGAACTGGAAAGATTCTAAGTTTGTTATTTATAATCTCATATGAGTAATGGGAATTTCTTGTGTAGATTGAAGTCTCATATGCCATAGCTTGCAATTTATTATGCCATGCAGGAATTACCTCAAATGTACTATCGTCCGCATATTGACCGTAAGTTGATAAATTACCAATTACGTTAAGACCGCCATAGTAACCAAAGAATCTCCACATTGAAGCTGGTGTTTTGTAATAAAATCTTCTTACAGTTATCTTTTTTCCAGCTAACGAACCAAAGAATGGAACAGGACCGCCAGATGCTGGGTCGTAGTTATTTAATGAAGCTGACTGTATTATAGCTTGAATATCGTAATCTTGTTGCTCTTCTACTATTGGTATTGACGCTGAATAAATTGAGGAGTTCATTCCTATACCAGCCTCTTGAGCAAACGCATCGCCAAAGTGACGTAGATAATCTAAATTATATTTTGGATAGGCTAATTCTGCTTTGCCACCAATATCATTTGTTAATTCACCAGTATGGTCAAACGTACCAGTTGTTTTTCCAAGTAACGTTGGTAGTGAGTTTTGTGCTTGATGAAGATTAATAAGATATGAGTATTCCAATACTGCTTCTTCATAAGCAGCATAGACATTACCAACTGTTAATTCAATATCTAATACATCGCCACCTAATTTCTTATAAACATAAGCAACTTGGTCAGAAGCACCCGAAAGGAACGATGTTGAGCCAGAGTATACTGCAAATGGTAAATATTGTGTGACTTCTGATGGGCTTCCAGTAACTGGTAAGACTACTGCACTTAAAGTGCTTTGTGGAAGCAAATTTGGAACTGCCATTAAGAAGATACTCCTTCAATGGTAAATAGTTATAAATAAAAGAAAACCCTCCAAATAAGGAGGGCTTCTTTTTAAACTAACCTAAATGTTATGGAAGAACTACTGTCCAAGTAGATGCACCGCTCTTGATACAGAGAGCAGCAGCAGAACCACTAACTGACAAACCAGTAGCTCCAGCAACACCATTTAATGTTTCGCTAGTAGCATAAAGCTTCAATATTGCAGCAGCGTGATTACCTACAACATAAACTTCGCCAGTTGTTGCGCCCGTTGGGAGTTTGACACCTTTTGTACCATCAGCAGCAGTTACGATTGCAACGTGTGTTGCAACAGCAGCAGCATCGGAAATTGTGCTACCGCTAGCTGCTACTGTGCCAACGTCGCTAAGAACTAAACCAGAACCTACAGTTGCATCATCAGCAGTAGAAATAGAAGTCATTGCATTACCAGCGAGAAGAGCCTTCATTCTACCTAAAGAAAGTTTACCAGCCATTTTATAAAATCCTCCAATTATTGTGTAATTTGGTTTTTAACCAATATCAATTATAAATAGTAACAAATATAACAAAACCCCCGATTATTTCTAATCGGGGGTTTGTTTATCTATCTAAGATAGATTAGCTACCTGCCTCACCGAGTAAGCCACGGACAATGACAAGACCGTACATATCTGGTCTTACCATCTTCTTGGCGTAACGAGTCATTACGCCTTTACGTGGAACGAAGTCCTCTTGACCAAAGATGGTTGGAGTGACTTGGAGTGGTACGTATGGAGCGTATACATAGCCACTTTCAAGGAAGGAGCTACCCTTACGACCAACGAGGATTACGTTACGGAGGAAGTCTGCTGCAACGTATACATCCCACTTCTTAGAGATTGAGCCAACGTTGACTGCGCCAACTTCGCCCTTCTCGTCTTCGTGAGAAACCTTGGCTCTGAAGCCAGAGGTGAACTCAAGAATATTAGCAACTTCTGGACCGCATACGAGGAAGTTTGCACCACCACGTAATGTCTTTCTGTGGATTTGGGCTGATACGTCATTAATTGTTTCAATTAGTGTTTCATACCATGCTGAGACAGTACCTGTGAAGTCTGGAGCCTTAGCTGTTGCACCAATCTCCAAGCCTGTGGTCTTGTTGACGAAGAGGCCGGGTGAACGTGACCAGTAATAAGTACCAGCGGTTGCACCTTTGATAAGGTCTTCCATGATTTCACGGTCGATTTCAAGGGCTACATGCTCTGACAAAATTGAGGTAAGCTCAACTTCTGCATCCAAATTGTGGTATGCGTTGAGGTCTTGACCCAATTCTGGTGACCACTTGGCCTTGAGTTTCTTGGTGATAGCAGTTACGCTGATTGAATCAACTTTGATATCAATCTCTGGGATTGCTGTTGAATTCTCAAGACCCCATGTGCTAGTACCTGCACCAGCAATTGCACCAAGAGCGTCAACGCCCGCTGGTGAGGTTTGGAATTGGTCAACAGTTGGAGCCTCAATATCGAGGTCGCCAGCAACCAAAGCACCAAATGAACTGGCACTATAGAGTACAACTCTTACTGTATTTAAAGCGGTAGTTGCATCAGTAAGACGACGTACTGGTGCTGAACCAGATGCACCGTCAACAACTTTCCAAGCAACGAAGTTTTGCTTGTTGAGCTTTTGCCAATTTGCTGTTGTAAGAGTTAAATCATAAACTGATACATAACCACCAGCATCAATTAAGTCTTGGTCCCAACGGATATAAGCCTTTTGTGCTTCTGTTAAAGAACTTACTGCTGTATTGGCTAATACAACGGTACGTGAATCAACTGGTACTGAAGCTGTTGGTGATGAATAACCGTTGTTCATGCTGTAGAAGCCTTTTTCTACACCACCTGTTTGACCAAGGTTAACACCGCCTGTTACTTCACGACCAAGAATGCCTTGAGCATATGGTGACTCACCAGCAGTTGCACCAAGTTTGGTATTGGTGTACTTGAAGTCGAGGAAGAAGATAAGACCAGATGGAAGGCTCATTGGTTGAACGCTAACGAGGTCGTTAGCAATCAATTGGGCGAATACACGACGAACGATTGGGAATGCTACTGAGGCGAAACCTTCAACGTCGCCACCAGCCATTACTGATGCTTCGCGAAGAAGCTCTTTGGCTTGGTTCTCAAGAAGAACGGCCATACCAGCACGCTTGCGGTCGTCAGAGATGCCCTCTAGAAGACCAGTCTTTTCCCACTTGGTAAGAAGGGCTGCACCTTCTTTTTGAAGGTCACGTTGTACCATGCCTTCAGTTAATTTTTGTACGATTGACATTATATAACTCCTTAAATGTTATTTTTTAATTCCTGCTAAAATTTGCATTCTCTCTAGTTGTGGAACTTGAGTGATTTCTTTTTCTCTTCTACCAGAGAGTGAAGATATTACATTTCTTGTTACTGCTTCGTTTAGTGATTTAGGAGCAGCATTTACATTTGCTGCTGGCACCGCGCTTTGAAGAGTTTCAAAAATTGTTTTTGCTTCGTCGGGTGTTTTAGCGTTTGAAAGCGTTTCGACAATTTTATTTTTTTGTCGCTCATTCAAGGAGGCGTTGCTTAAAACGCGATTGGTATAAAGAAGCTTGGCGTTAGACAAAGCAAATGCGTCAAGCTTTTCCTTAAGGGTAGGTACGACATTTTCATATCTTTCTACCTTATCGGCAAGAGCTGCTGTTATAGTCAAAAGCTCTTTCATTTTTTCATTTAAATCTTTTTTATCTTTCTTAAGCTTCTCAACTTCTGTATTTTTATCTTTGAGAGACTTAGAAAGTTTCGCAAGTGTTCTTTCTTGCTTTTGGTCACTATCGCGACCATCAAGCGACCACTCTGTACCTCTATAGGTTGGGTCAAAGTCAAGTGTAAACTCTGCCTCTTCTTCTAATACAGAAAGCAAATCATCTTTATCTAATTCTAATACTTGATTGTTTTCTCTTAATAATCTGGTATCAATCTTATAAAGGTTCTTGCCTTCTGTTAGTGCTGGAAACAAATCATCTTCACGACTTAATGTTTGTGAACCACCGGGACCACCCATCTCTGTTTCCTCTTTCTCAACAGCGGCTGCAAGTTTATCAAGAGGAATCTCAACTACTTCGTCTTCTTCTGGACATTTGCAGAGTTTATCATTTTCTGTAGCTGCTGGTGGAACTTCTTTAATATCTGCGGCAGGGGCACCAGTTGCGCCAGATGTAGTTGGAGCATTGCTCGGAACAGCAGGGGCATTTGGGTCAAGAGCTAATGGGTCGTCACCTTCGGCCTCTAATAATACTTTCAATGCATCTTTAATTTCAATTGAATACTTTTCAAGTATAGCAGCCTCTGCATTTTTATAAGCTGCTTCTTTTAGGGCTGTC